TTTAGTCGAGAGTGACCTGATTGAGATACCATCCTCCTGCCACAGCACATAAAGAATACGCCCCTGGGCTCCATTGAACGCATCAATATTCTTTTCGCTGAGAATCTTCTCAAAGATTCGGTCTCCAAGTTGTTTTATTTTGGAGACAAGAAATCCGCCATTCATTTCCATATAAAAGCTCCTATATAGTAGTTTATTAAATTATACTATATAGGAGCTTTATTGTCAAGAGCTTGTATGTCTGAATAGAGGTAAATTTCGATTTGTCGCTTCGTTTATGCCACAAAGAATGGATTGCTGATCATAAATAATAAAAACTCACTCGGCTTAAGTGCTTTTTCTAAATGTAAATATTAATTATGATATTTAAAAAATTGTTTCAACTTGCTATTGCAATTTGCGAAAAATAAAAAAACGCCGGAAACCCGTGATTTTACTGGGCTTCCCGGCGGAGTTTTTGGCGTGCCAAAAGGGATTCGAACCCCCGACCTTTCGCTTAGGAGTAAACCAACAAAGCACTGAAAACCTTAGTATTTATCAGGATTTTCTGAAATTACTGCAATGCACGCAATTTTATAGTGCTTATGCTTGCTTTTGGGCAGGCTTAAACTCCTTAATCAATGTGTCAATACTGATTATTTTATTCGATTTGCGTTTTGGCAATGATTCGACATAGTGTGTATAAATGTCAAGCGTAGTTGACGGCTTAGCGTGTCCCATTTGTTTTTGCACATAGTGGAGTTCGTGACCTGTATATAACAAATTGGTGGCACAGGTGTGGCGGAGCGAATGAGCTGTAAACCTATCGATTACAAACGGTACACCTTTAGGGTCATACTTACTTTTAGGCTACCTTTCATAGTCCGAAAAATCGCCGTACTTAATATTAAGATCTGCCATATAGCTGTTCCATAATCGCCGCCACGCTGTATCACTCATCAGAGTACCTTTTGTGGAAGTCACAACAAAATCATCGGGTTTATGCTCAGGTTGCTTTTTCAGAAAGTCAATAAGAATTTTCGGAACATCTGTAACAGTACGCACTCCCGAAATAGTTTTTGTTCCTTGCTCAATATGCGCCTTGCCTTTGGTCACAAGTTTCTGATGAACATCTATTGTTCGTTCGGTTAGGTTTATATCTCGCCATTGCAAGCCGAGGCATTCGCCCAGTCGCAAACCTGCAAACATCATTATCATCGCAGGTAACTGTGCACGGTGTTCTGTTGATACCACCCACAATTGTTCCTGTGCGGTCAATGCTCGTCGTTCTGAGGTTTTTGCGTCACGGGGTATCTCTATGTATTGTGCAGGTGAAAATTCGATTACACGGTTTTCTATGGCATAATTGAACACCTGCCTTACTGCACCACGCCAATCACGCAAAGTCTTTTTTGCGGTCGGCTTGCCTGTGTGTGAATTGCAAGCGTATTCGTCAAGAATTATCTGCTGAAAGTCGGATTTGACAAGTTTGTTAATCGGTCGGTCATTCAGGGCAGAGAAGTGGCTCAGATAAATTGAATAGGTTTTGTACTGCCCCTCGGAAAGTATGGATTTTTTGTAGGCAAGCCATAAGTTAACGAGTTTTCCCCATTTCATTCCTGCGTTTAGCACATCCATACCCTTGCCGATTTGTAACTTGATAAGCTGTGCCTTTTCTTCAACCTCTTTGACAGAGTAACCGTTGACTGTTTTGTATTTGCGTTTGCCGTCCTCGTCTTTGCCAAGATATACAGACTTTTGATAGCGTCCGTCTGCACGCTTTTTAAGTTTTGTTTTTGCCATAATATACACTCCTTTTGCTTAAAAAAGGGTGCAAAAATCCCCTGATATTCAAAACTTGAAAAATTCAGGGGAATGTGATACAATTATTTTGCGTGTAATCGTATCATCTGCACCCTGTGTAGGTGATTCCGCTCTGTTCGAGGACCAGTCGAGCAGGGCGTTTTTTTTATTTTCTTTGTAAAATGCAACGGGCACCTCGTACTTGACGAGATGCCCTTGCTTAATACTGTCTGTGCTTTTAAGCACTGCCACTTAATGGCTTCGTATCAACAGTATAACATATTGTATGCGGTTCGTCAAGAATTATTCTTTTCAAAAGTATATAATTTTTTCAGTTTTTCATTTATTTCATCTAAATCAGAAGCGGAAAGTCTTACATTGTATAGACTGTTTGTATTCCTGATCGGGTTGACTATACGCTTTTTGCTTATAGTTGTTATTTGACCTATGTTTGCAACAGTACCAGGCTTTAGTTTATCCATAGCATTTAAATGCTTACCTATAGTTGCAATTTGTAAGTTCAATTCCCGAGAAACTTTTCCTTGTGAAGATAAAAATTTCTTATATTCGTCAATGGTAATGACACCGTTTGTGCAATCTTCTAACTTGCTGTCTGCAAGTTTGCTCATTTTATCAATTTGTAACTTTGTTTTATCAAACTTGCGTTCAACATTTTCGCTGTATAATTCATATATGCCTTTTTCTAAAATATAATTAAAGCGATTTGGTTTATATGAATCCTTCAAAGAAATCAGAGGTATAACGGTGATTGTATCGGAATAAAGGTCATTTTTTACATCCATTACCACTGCGTAGTGTCTTCCGCCAAGTTCTCTTCCTATTCTATACCCAAACTCTACCTGAAGAATATCTCCTCGTTTGTACCTAAGGAGCTTTTTAGGGTCGAATTCATCTTCCTCGGTAATATATTTTGAGTAATCTTTAAGCCAATACGCTAAAAGTGACGCTCTTTTCTTATCTTTTTCTGTATTTCGGTTTAACAAAGTCTGAAACATACTCTTTATACTGATTATCGCATTTTCTATAAGCTCTTTTAGTTCATCTAATGTTAATACTTTAGACATTTATTATCTCCTTTCATTTATTTTTATACATTGCTTAATGGTTATGTTCATTAGCTTATTTAATCGGCAGACCATGGCTGTCGGTGTATGAGCCTGCGGCGATTCTGATTATATCAACAATCCAGCCTATGCCGAAAAGTCCACCTGTGAAGAGGTAGAGGATACCCATACCTGCTTTACCTGCATAGAAGCAATGAGCGCCGAGCATACCGAGAACAACACACAAAATCAATGCCATACTTTTGTCTTTAGGACTGCACAACTGATGATGAGATACAGTCGGAGAGGCAGAGGTCGCCACCTTTGGCTGATTATTGATTATGTTCTGAATAATAATGGGTTGCTGTTCTGCCTTGTTTTCGGGATATTCAAGTTCGGACATACAGTAAGGGCAAAGTCTGTATTCTTTGCCGACATTTGCACCGCAATTTTTACATACCATAGATAACACACCTTTCTTTTATTGGTACTGCTCACGCATTTTTTGAGATTCGTAATACTGCTCGGCAGGAGCAAGTCTTGTGAACTCAACTGTTTTATCATAATTTTTCTTTACAACATCTTCAATTTCTTCAAGTGTGACATTGAAAAATTCTCTTCGAGTGTTTACCATATTCAGTTTTCTGTTTTCAAAAGCCTTATGAAGTGCCGCTTCAAGAGCCGGTGCATTGTCAGAAAATATCATTGCGTGAACATCAAAATTGAATGGAACAGAAGCGTCACCGAGTTCATCAACACGCTCCTGTGGTTCAAGTCTGCGTGTCATACCGATTTTATACACATCTTTACCAAATGAACCAACATTTGAAATGAAGTAAACATAGCCTGCCTTTGCGTTTGTGGCACGATAATCAATATCTTCAATTGACTTGTTAATTTCGGTAAGCTCGGACTCAATTTCGGATTTCTTTTTGAGAAGTTCTGCTTTTTCGTCCTCACTTGCAGAATCAAGCTGTTTGTTGATATGTTCAAGAGCATTCTGATAATGGTTTTGTTCTTTCTTGATTTTTTTGCGTGCTTCTTCAATTTCTTTTTGAAGTTTGGCTTCCTCACGAAGTCTTGCACGGATCTCCTTTTGTTCTTCCTTTTCGTCCTGTTTTTTCTTTCTGTATTCAAGAGCAAGACAAAGCTCATCATATTTCAGCATAAAATAATTGTATGTAATGGCAACATCCATTATCTTACCGAGTTTTGAAATGGCTTCATAAGATTTTTGCATTCTCTTATGTGCAGTATCAAAAGTATTGTACTTAACTTTGTCGATAAGCTCGTCACATTCGCTGTTAAAGGCTCTCAAAAGGAGTTTTTGCATATCCTTAACCATTTTCTTGCCCTGTGCATTACTGCCGTTTACAGTCCAATTCATATTACCGTTTACGGCTTTGCCCTCTTTTATGAGGGCTTTTTGTTTATTGCGAATTTCCGTGAGCCTGTCTTTGTATATATCGGAAGAAGCAAAATCATATTTTGGGGTGTACAGACCAAAACTCTGTATTTCAATTTGCCCGTCAAGGTTTATGATTTTGTCCTGTCTGTATTTAATAGCGTCATTCAGGCTTGAAATCTGACTGTCAAGCGAAGAAATTGTTTCATTGCGGTCGGATATAGTCTGATTTAACGAATGGATTTCATCATTCAGCTTGTCTGTAAGTTTCATAAGTTCGCTTGCATTACGCATTTCAGGAGTGAAAGTGCTTTTCAAACGGTCAAGCTCAGCTTGCAGATTTTCGGACTGTTGTTTATACTGTTTGCCTTTGAATGTATCTAAAAATCCCATATTATCCCAACTTTCTGTAATAAAAATAATGTGCAGAACAGGCACTATAAATTGTAAAAAAATTTACGGCTACATCAATAAATTATCTCTGTAAAATTCCATTGCTTCAATCATAAATTTATTTGTGACATTAAAATATTCGGCAAGTTCCCACGGCTCTGCTATGCCGTTGTGAACCGCTTCTTTCAGCTCGTCCAAAGGGATGAGCTTTTTTATTGTGTGTTTCTTTACTTTTTGTTCCATTTTCCCTTTTACGGTTAATGGAGTTGTGAATAAATAAAAAGCACCTAAATCTATGTGAACTTCTTCGTGAGCAAGCAAAACTGTTTCCTCGGCAGTAGTTTCAATCTTGCTTTTGTCAAGAACTACAATTCCGTTTTCGTAAGGAAAAGAAAATGCTTTTGCTTTGTCAGTTTTGAAATAATCAACAGTTATCCCTTTTTGTTCACATTCAAAATAAATATCCTCTAAAGTCATTCAATCATTTCCTTTTTGAGATTTCTTAAATTTGATATAGCTAAGTATATCGTTTTTAAAATCTTCGCTTTCTCCTTCCATTTCTTGATAAGCAGCATACGAAAGTTCATCAAAATTTGCTTTCGGAAGAGGGGAAGAAACCTTTCTTGCAACATCTTCAACTAACTTTTCAATCTGCTCATGCTGTTTCTTTTCTTCTTCGATTTCCTGCTCAGTCATAAGCCTTTCAACAGGAACACCAAGATAATTGGCTATTTTAAGGCGAGTTTGGTATTTAGGTAAAACACCGTTTTTCCAATTGCGTATAGAACCTTTACTCAAACCAACTGCAACCAAAACCGCAGTAACCGTTGTACCGTTCTCTTTACATATTGAATCCAATAAATCAAAGAACACAAAAATGCACCTCTACTTTTGTGCACTTTTCACGAAGTTCATATAAATGCACTTAAATTTCAAAAATGCACTTGCAAAGTACACTTTTATGCACTATAATAAACTTGTCAAGACGATGTGGGGACATTAACTTGACGAAAATAGGTGTGTGAATGTGCACCAACTTTGTAATCTAATTTTTTTAACTGATTAAATTATAAAGGTATAGTGCACATTTGTCAACCTAAATTATCAATAAAAAAGGAGGTAATAAATTGTGGATTTTTACAAAATTGTGTCAGATATATGCGATAAAAGAAATATAACACTTTGTTCGTTACTCTCTCAATTAGAAATGAGCAAAGCTAACATCCGAAACTGGCGTAATGGCGTTATTCCTAAAATTTCAGTAAGACAGAAAATTGCTGAAATCACAGATACACCAGTTGAAAACTTACTGACGAATGAAGAAAAGTCAGTTGTCAACGAAATTCTTAAAAAGAACAGTAGGTAATATCTCACCCACACAATCAATAATGCCACAATCACAGTCCCATTAAACGGACTTTGCTGAAAAGAGGTGAAGAAAGACGGAAGTAATAATAATTTTAGGACTGCTAATGCTTTGCACAACTTTTGTTTCAGACAAAATTACCAACGAAAATTAAGGAGGTGTGCATATGCCGAGAGAAAGACCTATCATCAATTGGGATGAAGTGCCGGTGATAATTGATGTGCCGTATGTGGCACGGTTGCTTGCACTTAATGTTGATTACACAACACGGCTTGCACAACGGGGCGTTCTTCCTGCCCACAAAATTGGAAAGCTTTGGCGATTTGATAAGGAAGAAATCAGACAATACATAAAGGAGCATTGAAAAATGGCATTTAAAGATTTACTTACACGCAGAAAACTGCTTAAGGAGAATGAGAGCCTCAGAGCAGAGAACAGATCTCTCAGCATTGAGCTAAGAAACGCAAGAACAGACCTTGCACTTGAAAAAACAGCGTCAAGCGGTTATAGGCACGAAAACAAGGAACTCAGAAAGCAGTTGGGTATGCTTGTTGACAAACCCGTTATCATTTTCGGAGGTGAAGAGCGTGAGGGCAGAAGCCATTGTAGATATTGAAGGAAAATATGGCCTTGTGTACACGGAAAACTCACGAGGTATAGAAGCATTCTTAATTGCCGATGACGAAAAAGGATTTGTAACACACACGGTACACCCAAGCGGTTTTCACGATGATGAACTGTTGACAGATGAACCCGAAATAGTTCAGTTGATAACTAAAATATGGATTGAGTGGTGTATTACCCCTACAAAAACTGTAAATAAGTGTACAAATAGTTGTGCCCTTAAACATTGCTTTGAGCGTATGACAGGCATTTATCTGACAAACAACCAGTTTAAACAGGCAATGGTTATGTGTGGGTATCTGCCGCATTGCGATTGTTCGAAAATTAATTGGACTTATGCTATTAGTTCAAGATCTGCGTGTTTTAAATCGTATCACAAGGGCAAATATAACCCACTGATTTACGAATACGCTTATGGGCTTAATAAAGAAAAATCCGCTGAAGCTCTGCAAAGCCTCAACGGATAGCAAGGATATAACAAATATCACCGATTTGATTATATCCTTTCTTACTCGAAAAATCAAGATAAAGGAGTAAAACAGAATGTCAGAAATTAAAATCACAGTAGAAATACCACAGCTTGATGTACTTATCACAGCTATCGAAAACCTTGCAGGTACTACAGGGGAAGAACCTGTCAAACCAACTGAAACGACAAAAAAGCCTGCCGTAAAGAGTGAACCCACACCGAAACCGCAGGAAAATATTCCGCAGTCCGAGCCTGAAAAGCAGTACACGATTGAAGAGGTGAGAGCGGTATTTATGAAGTGTGCAAAGGCTCACGGTAAGGATGAGGTCAAGAAAATTCTTGCAAAACTCGGAGTAACTAAAGTTACGGAAATCAAGCAGGAAGATTTTGCAAAAGCTGTAAAGACTGTTGAGGAGGTTAAGTAATGCCTGATATACACGCAAGGCTGTCAGCTTCAGGGGCAAAGAAATGGATTAACTGCCCAGGCTCAATACAGCTTGAGGAAAATTTCGAGGACAAGCCGTCACAGTTTGCCGAGGAAGGCACTAACGCTCACGCTCTCGGTGAAGCAAAAATAAGGCTTGCCACAAAAGAGTACAACCGCACTAAGTATCACAATGCAATCCGCAATCTCGAAATTACCGAAGATATGGAAGATTATGCCGAGAGCTACAAAAACTATGTAATCGAGAGGTACAACTCCGCTTTGCAGAAAACTCCCGACGCAATCCTTATGCTTGAACAAAGACTTGATTTTTCAAAGTATGTTCCTGACGGATTCGGCACAGGTGACGCTGTGATTATCGCAGAGGGCAAACTCGAAATTATTGACCTTAAATACGGCAAAGGTGTCGAGGTGTCAGCGGTTGACAACCCACAGCTCAGACTGTACGCATTAGGTGCGTATGAAGCCTTTGATATGCTGTATGGCTTCGATACGGTTGAAATGACTATCTATCAGCCAAGACTAGACAACATCAGTTCAGAAAATATCTCGGTTGCCGAATTACTTGAATGGGGCGAATCTGTTAAGAAAGCCGCACAGCTTGCTAACGATGACAGCGTAATCGAATGTGTAGCAGGCAAGCATTGTGACACGGGATTTTGCAAGGCACGACCTGTTTGCAGAGCCTACGCAGAGGAAAGGCAGAAAATGGCTGTCTATGATTTCAAGCCGCCTGCAATGCTCACGGTTGCAGAGATTGCGGATATTATCGAACAGTCTGCGTCACTCGAAAAATGGGCGAAGCTCGTTTGCGATTATGCACTCGAACAGGCATACAAGCACGGTGTTGAATACCCCGGATACAAGGTTGTTGAGGGCAGAAGTAACCGCAAATACAGTAAACCCGATTCAGAGGTTGCAAAGATACTCACCGACAACGGTTATCAGGAAAGCGACATTCTTGTACATAAGCTGAAAGGCATTACCGACATTGAAAAATTACTCGGCAAGAAAACATTTGCCGAAGTCCTCGGAAGCTATGTAGTAAAGCCTCCGGGCAAGCCGACACTTGTGTGTTCAGAAGATAAAAGGCCCGCAATCAATTCAGCAATGCAGGCACAGGAAGATTTTAAAAACGATATTAAATAATAAGGAGATTAAAAATTATGGCAAACACAAATGTATCAACAAAGGTAGTAACAGGCGAAGTAAGATTTTCATATGTTAATGTTTTTGAACCAAAGAGCATTAACGGAAGCGATGAAAAGTATTCGGTTTCACTTCTCATTGACAAGAGGGACACAAAGACTATCGAAGCAATTGAAAGGGCAATTGAAGCCGCAAAGCAGGCAGGAGTTGCGAAGTTCGGCGGTAAAATTACCGCTCCGTGACGGTGACACAGAAAGACCTGACGATGAAAACTATGCAGGCAAGATGTTTGTAAATGCAAATTGCAAAACAAAGCCCGGTCTTATTGAGAAGAACGGTATGGAAATCATTGACACAACCGAATTTTACAGCGGTTGTTACGGCAAAGCGTCAGTTACATTCTATGCTTTCAACTCTAACGGCAACAAAGGTATTGCCTGCGGTCTTAATAACATTATGAAAACAAGGGACGGCGAACCGCTCGGCGGCAGATCAAGAGCCGTTGACGATTTTGCGAATGACATCGAAGAGGACGATATTTTCGGATGATACAACTGAGTATTGATATTGAAATATACAGCAGTGTCAATCTCTTAAAATCAGGGGTGTATGCCTATGCAGACGCCCCTGATTTTACAATTCTTCTGTTTGCATATTCCTTTGATGATGAAGATATTAAGATAGTTGATATTGCTTGTGGCGAAAAAATTCCTGACAAGGTACTTTCCGCACTCACAGATGAAAATATTAAGAAAACCGCTTTCAATGCAAACTTTGAAAGGACCTGTCTTGCAAAGTTTCTGCACGCAGAAATGCCGCCCGAACAATGGCGTTGCACAATGATTCAGGCAGCGGAAATAGGTTTGCCGAGGTCGCTTGCGGGTGTAGCAACAGTACTCGGACTTGAAGAACAAAAAGACAAAAAGGGCAGGGCTTGTATTGAATATTTTTCAAAGCCGTGCAGACCGACAAAGTCAAACGGCGGAAGAACACGCAATCTTCCGCAGCACAACATTGAGAAGTGGGAAACATTCAAAAGCTATTGTATTCAAGATGTGGCTGTTGAAAGAAATATAAAAAACAGGCTAAAGGCTTTCCCTCTGACAGAGGGCGAACAGAAATTGTGGGAACTTGATCAGCACATTTGTGACAGAGGCGTTGCAGTCGAAACAGAGCTTATAAACAACGCTATAAACTTCGATGCCGACTATCAAAAAACAATGATTGAGAAAGCACAAAAGCTGACAGGACTTGAAAACCCTAAATCGGTTTCACAGCTTAAAGGCTGGCTTGAAACACGCACGGGAGAAACATTTCAGAGCCTTGATAAAAAGGCAGTTAAAAGCCTCTCAGAGCGTACAAACGACTTGCTGGTAAAAGAAGTTTTGCAACTAAGAAAAACGCTGTCAAAGACTTCTACGGCAAAGTATAAGGCAATGCTCGGTGGCTTGTGCGCCGACGGCAGAGTCAGAGGCTTTTTGCAGTTTTACGGTGCAAGCAGAACAGGCAGGTGGGCAGGAAGAATGATACAACCGCAGAACCTTCCGCAAAATCATCTTGAAGATTTGGAACTTGCCCGAAATCTTGTTATGAGCGGTGACTATGAACTGTTTGAAATGCTGTTCGGCAATGTTCCCGATACGCTTTCACAGCTTATCAGAACAGCGCTTATACCTACAAAGGGCAGAAGATTTATAGTGTCTGACTTCTCTGCAATTGAAGCAAGGGTAATAGCCTATCTTGCAGGTGAGAAGTGGCGACAGGAAGTTTTCAAGAACGGCGGTGACATTTACTGTGCTTCCGCAAGTCAGATGTTCAAAGTGCCGGTTGTAAAACACGGAATTAACGGACACCTCCGCCAAAAAGGTAAAATCGCAGAACTTGCACTCGGTTACGGCGGTTCTGTGGGTGCACTTAAATCAATGGGTGCGCTTGAAATGGGACTTGAAGAAAACGAATTGCAACCGCTTGTTGACAGTTGGCGAGAAACAAACCCCTGTATTACATCCTTGTGGTATGAGGTGGAAAAAGCTGCCGTGTCAGCGGTAAAAGGTGAACCGCAACAGATTAAATGCGGTATCAAGTTCTTCAGAAAAGGCGGGATACTCTTTATTTCTTTGCCGTCGGGAAGAAATCTTGCTTATGCAAAACCCGAACTTCGGGAAAACAAATTCGGCAGACCTTGTGTAACATATATGGGAATAAGTCAGACAAGAGGTTCTTGGGAGAGGCTTGAAACATTCGGCGGTAAACTTACCGAGAACATTGTTCAGGCTTTTGCGAGGGATTGTCTTGCGGTTTCAATGCAAAGACTTGAAAGCAGGGGCTTTGAAATAAATTTTCATGTACACGATGAGGTTATTATAGATTGCCCGATTGGTGTTTCATCTGCGGAAGAAATCAGTGCCATAATGGGCGAACCGATAGAATGGGCAAAGGGCTTAGTGCTTAAGGCAGAAGCCTATGAAACACCGTTTTATAAGAAAGATTAAAGAAAGGAGGAAAATGGTTGAAAACATATTATATCGCCACGGCTAACGACAGATTTGCAAAGCTGTGGAAGAATACGGAAGTTACATTTGACGAACTTATAAACAGATTAAAAACGACAACTGTAACACCCGAAACAATGGGCGAATTTCGCAATCTGCCAAAATCCAAACAGGATAACATCAAGGATGTAGGCGGATTTGTCGGCGGCAGACTTAAAAACGGAATAAGACGAAGAGATAAGGTTGAATGCCGTTCTTTGCTTACTCTTGACGCCGATTATGCCACACCCGATTTCTGCGAAAGCATAGATTTGTTTGCAAATTATTCTTACATCATATATTCAACCCACAAACACACCGCAGAAAAACCGAGATTAAGACTTGTTATTCCGCTGTCAAGAAACTGTACGGCAGAAGAGTATGAAGCTGTTGCACGAAAAATAGCTGACGAAATCGGAATTGACCAGTTCGATGATACAACATATCAGCCGCAAAGACTTATGTACTGGTCAAGCACAAGTATTGACGGCGAATATGTGTTTAAATATTCGGTCAGAAATCCGCTTGATGTTGACGGTGTGCTTGCACGATACAACGATTGGCACAATGTTAATGAATGGCATTTTTCAAGCAGGACCGTAAAACAGAAAGACCGATTGCTGAAAAAGCAGGAAGATCCGACAACTAAGAAAGGCGTAATAGGTGCGTTCTGCCGTTGCTACGATATTCACATGGCAATAGCGGAGTTCCTGCCTGATGTATATGTAAAATGCAGTGCCGATGACAGATATACCTATGCAAACGGCAGTACAGCGTCAGGTCTTGTTGTGTATGAGGGCGGCAAGTTCGCATACTCAAATCACGCAACAGATCCCGCCGGCGGACAGCTTTGTAATGCTTTTGACCTTGTGCGAATACATAAATACGGCAGTCTTGACGATGACGCAAAGCAGGGAACACCTACATCAAAATTACCCTCATACATTGCTATGCAGGAATTTGCGTCAAATAATAAGGCGGTCAGATTGCTGTTGCACAAAGAAAGAGAGCAGTCCTGCCTGTCGGATTTTGAGAGTGATATCGAAAGCGAGAACGACGATGACTGGGTGCTTGAACTGGCAACGGACGGCAAGAGCAACAACCTGCCGACAATTGACAACTGTATGAAAATCTGCCAAAAAGACAAAAGATTGAAAGGCAAGATAGCCTACAATACATTTACAAGGCGACATACGGTTTTAGGTGCAATGCCGTGGAACAGCGAAAGTGAAAGTCGTGACTGGACCGATGTTGATGACGCAGGACTTCGCCATTACATTGAAAATCTGTACGGCATTAAGAGCAAGGCGGCTATTACAGACGCTTGGTCGCTTGTGAGTATGGAAAACAGCTACAACCCTGTTTATGACTATCTCACAAGTCTTAAATGGGACGGAATAAAAAGGCTTGAAACTTTCTTTGTTGATTACCTTGGAGCGGATAACAACGAATACACGAGAGCGTCAACACGAAAAACTCTTGTTGCAGCAGTCGCAAGAATAATGAATCCGGGCATTAAGTTTGACACGGTTCTCACACTTGTAGGCTCTCAGGGTTGCGGTAAAAGTTATTCGATAAAAAGGCTTGGCGGCAGGTGGTTCAGCGACACCCTGACAACCGTACAGGGTAAGGAAGCATACGAGCAGTTGCAGGGCTTTTGGCTAATCGAAATAGCCGAACTTGCGGCACTCAGAAGAAACGAGGTTGAAGCGGTAAAGCACTTTACCGCAAAATCCGAGGACGCTTACAGAGCCGCATACGGACATCATACCGAAGTCAGAAAAAGGCAGTGTATTTTCATCGGCACAACAAATCAGCATGAGTTTCTCCGTGACCAAACGGGCAACAGGCGATTTCTGCCGATTGATGTTCACCCTCACAGAGCTACAAAAAGTGTATTTGAGGACCTCACGGATTATGAGGTGGATATGATATGGGCGGAAGCTGTTGAACTGTATAAGAACGGCGAAAAGCTGTTTATGGATACCGAAGAACTCAGAACGCTTGCTGAAGCCGAACAGAACAGACATTTTGAAGAAAGTCCGCTTACGGGTGATGTTGTTAAGTACCTCAATACCTTACTTCCTGATGACTGGAACAAAATGCAACTTTACGAACGCAGAAATTATCTGAATGGCTATGAAATGGGTGCAGAGCAGAACGGTACAAATCAGCGTAACCGTGTGTGACCGCTTGAAGTGTGGTGCGAAGCATTCGGCGGTGACCGCAAAGATTTCACCTATCAGAAAAGCAAAGAAATTAAAGACATTATTATGCGAACAGGTGAATGGGAGCAAACAAAGACCAATGCCCGATTCGGGGAAATCTATGGTGTTCAAAGAGGCTTTATAAGGAAAGTGTCAACAAGTTGCTAAGAATTTTGTTGACAGCAAAAACCGCATAGAATAGCCATTTTTCAGCATTTGTCAACAGTGTCAACAATTTATATGTGTAAGTATAGTCAAATAAAGAAATTATAGAAATCAATAAATAGCATTGTATTCTTAAAATCCTATATTCGCCTATACTTTACAGAAAACTTGTAACATTGTTGACAAATCGGAAAAAACATAGATTTTAAGCGGGATTTGTTGTCAACACTTTTTAAACCGAAAATGAAAATTAAGGAGAAATTTAAGAAATGAAAGAATCAAGTGTTGAAAAATACTTAAAAGATAAGATAGAGCAACACGGCGGTGTGTGTCTTAAATTCAACTCTGCGAGTATGCGAGGTGTGCCGGACAGAATTTGTATGTTGCCGAACGGCAAAATTTTCTTCGTTGAACTTAAAGCAAAAGGAAAAAAGCCAAGGCCTGAACAGATGAGAGTTCATAAACTTTTCGGAAATATGGGGCAGAGAGTTTATGTGTGCGACAGCAGAGAAAGTGTGCAGGAGGTGATCCGTTTTGAGATTTATTCCGCACAAATACCAAAAAATGGCAATTGAGAAAATTCTCACCACGCCGAGGTGCGGGCTGTTTCTTGATATGGGACTTGGCAAAACAGTTATAACGCTGACCGCAGTTGAAGAACTCATATACAACAGTTTTGAAATTTCAAAGGTCCTTGTCATAGCACCGCTGAGAGTTGCGGAAGATACTTGGACAAGAGAATGCGACAAGTGGGAACACTTGAAAGATTTGAGGGTATCTAAAATTCTCGGAACACCGAGACAACGCAGACTTGCGCTTGTACAGGACGCAGATATCTATGTTGTCAATCGTGAAAATGTTGTGTGGCTTACGAACGAACTTTCAAGTATAGGCAACGGCTGGATGTTTGATATGGTTGTTATTGATGAGTTATCAAGTTTTAAATCTTCAAAAGCACAGCGGTTCAGAGCCTTGCGTAAATACATAACACGAAGTAAAAGGGTTGTAGGTCTTACCGGTACACCCGCACCGAACGGACTTATAGATTTATGGAGTCAGGTTTATCTGCTTGACAGCGGAGAGCGACTTGGTAAAACTGTTACAGGCTACCGTGAAAGGTATTTTACACCAAATCAGCGTAATCAGACTACAATTTTTAATTACAAGCTGAAAGAAAATGCTGAACAGTCAATTATGAGTAAAATTTCAGACATCTGCATTTCAATGAAAGCAGAAGATTGGCTTGATATGCCTGAACGAATGGATCGTGTGGTGTCGGTTAAGATGTCACCAAAACAGCTTGCTGATTATGAACAGTTTGAAAAAGACTGCTATATGCAGTTTGCGGAGGGTGAAGTTACCGCCGCAACTGCCGCAACGCTTACGAATAAACTTCTTCAGTACAGCAACGGCGCAATGTATATGAGCAACGGTGAATATGCGATAACAAACGAACAGAAACTTGACGCACTTGCAGAAATTCTTGATACATCTAACGGGCAACCTGTTTTATGTTTTTACAGCTTCCGTCACGACCTTGAAAGAATTATGAACAAATTCAATTTTGCCAGAAAACTTGAAAGCTCTGCAGATATTGAAGATTGGAACAATGACAAAATTCCCTTGTTGCTTGCACATCCTGCCGGAGCAGGTCACGGTCTGAATTTGCAGGCAGGCGGAAACATCATCGTGTGGTACGGCTTGACTTGGAGTTTGGAACTGTATCAACAGGCGAATGCAAGACTTTACCGACAGGGACAGCAGAACACGGTTGTAATTCACCACCTTATCACAGAGAACACCTGCGATGAGCGTGTCTATGAATCCTTGCAGGGCAAAGCAAATGTACAAGAAGATTTGTTAAAATCCCTTAAAGCAAAATACGGAAAGGAGAGCAAACGATGAAAGCGAGAATACCGCCTAAAATCCCGAAACAGCTTAAACAGGAAGCTGAACGGATTGCAAAAAGCGCATATGAACAGATCCGAGAAAAAGAAAACAAAGACATCACACGCAGAGTATTTAAAACAATGCTGTATGCCTTGCATAAAGATTTCGGCTTTGGCCGTGACAGATGTGCAAAGGCACTAAAGTCTATGACCGAGATAATTGAACACTCTGACACTGACGAAGTCTTTTGGGAACATATTGACAGGGTTGTCATCGACAAGTTGAAACTTGAATTTGACAAACGGGACTATACCGACAACGGAAAAGTTGTAAATTATGAAGGAGATGAAGAAAATGATTGATTGTTCTAAAACTGAAAACTATTTGAATGAAAAAGCAAGAATGACGAAAAAAGACAAACTTGGGAGATGCAAACTTTATTGTGGCGAATGCCTTTTAAACAATAAAAATAACGGTACATCCGAAAATTTATTGTGTGGGGCTTTTGAAGCAATCTATCCCGAAAAGGCAATCGAAATCGTTCAGAAGTGGTCGGATGAACACCCGCAGAGGAATTATTTGAGTGAGCTTTTGAAAATCTTTCCCAACACCCCGCTTGAAGATGACGGAACACCCAATTTTTGTCCTTATCGTTTAGGGCTTATGAGCAAAGATAATTGCAGAAAAGACCATAACTGCGTTGAATGCTGGAATCAGTCTATTCCTATTGAGGACGGTGAAAAAAATGAGTAAGTGGATAAGCGTCAAGGATAGATTGCCTATCGGGAAAGAGGATGTGCTTGTACTCATAAAGAAAACAGAACACTCTGGTAAGTATAAAGATTGTGAAAAGATATATTACTTGATATATGTAGGTGCGTATCTTGATGGTAGATGGGCAACAGCTTACTGCTTTGGGTATAATTTCGTTGACAATGAAATGAAAAAAAGTCGTGGAGCAAGTGTATTGGAAGTAACGCATTGGAAGCCACTTCCGAAGTTACCTAAATTTTTAAGAAAGTGAGGAAAACAATGCCTAAACTTAAAATCAAACCTTGCCCGTTTTGCGGGAGCGAAGTAACAGCTGAGAATATAAATCCAAAAGAGGCTGACGAGGAGATGTATATGTTTGAGTGTACTAACGCTAATTGTGCCTCGGCTACCTGCTTTGGCGATTATAGCACCGACAGAGCAACAGCAATCCAAAATTGGAACAAGCGTGTAACGAAGCAAACTACATATATCGGCAATGCCGGCACAGTTAATATTGATATGAGGTGATATGGATTGACAGCGAGAGAAATTAAGGATATCAACCGAGAGATTTTACGGCTCAGGGCGAAAATGGCACGGATTCAGGCTGAGGCGGACAACACGGCGGTGACGCTGGGCGAACGAATTGTTCCGTCAGGTCAGACATCCGACAGGGTGGGCAATGCGGTGGCGCAGATTGCCGATATTCAGCGTGATATTCAGAACCTTGAAATCCGCAGGAACTCGGCTCTGAATAGCCTCTCACGGGATGATTTTGTGGAAAACTGCCTGTTTATGCACCTCGGCTTAAAATACAGCTGGGCGAAGATTGCAGTCGATACAGGCGGAATCAATACCCCCGACAATATAAGAAAAATGTGCAACCGCCACCATTGGTAAATTTGTCCGTTTTTCCGTTTTAGGTGCGGTATAATGTAAACTGAAGAAAGCAACAAACAGGACATATGTAGAACTCTCCTAAGATAAAAAATCGCACAGACCGCTCTCGTTTGAGGGCGGTTTTGTGTTGTGTGTGGTTATTTTATACAAATTATTACTTTCTAAATTGTGCGGTTTACAGAAAAATGTAAAATCTGTTGAATTGTGTCCAATAATATGATAGATTAGTGGTATATTATAACTAAGGAGAGTTGTATATGAGCGAAGAAAATAAGGCAAAAACCTGTTTTGTTATAATGCCTATATCAGACCAGCCAAAATATCCTACAGGTCATTTTGATAAAATATACGAACAGATAATTGTTCCTGCTGTCCAAAAAGCAGGATTTGAACCTATAAGAGCAGATAACGATCAAATATGTGATTCGATAATGCAAAAAATTTTGAAAAATTTAGCTGAATGTGATATGGCAATTTGTGATTTAAGTTCAAGAAATCCGAATGTTATGTATGAATTAGGAATTCGACAAGCCTATGGTAAAAAAGTAGTTTTGATACAGGATGATGTTACTGATAAAATTTTTGATGTAGCAGGAATTAATACTGTTTTTTATAAGAAAGATAGATTGTATGAAAATGTTATGAAGGCAAAAGATGATATTGCTAACGCGATAAAGGAAACTTATGAAAATGATTCATTTTCACTAATGAATATAGTCAATTTAGAAAATGCAAAAGTGGATAATTCCAAAGTTGATGAGGTCGTTTTCGATAGAATTATGATGAAATCAATATATTCAAAGTTAGATGCTATGGAAGACTCAATAAGACTGCTTTCTAATACGCAAAATGTTAGCGATGAATTAAATTGTGGTCTCAATAGACGTAGTTTTGCACGGCTGGTTATGGAATGCAAAGATGCATTGAGTAATTGTCCAGATAATCTCGATTTACTTGTTTCCTATTATCGAAGATTATTGAGAGCTAATAATGTGATGCTTAATAGTAGGAATGATAAATCTTTTACACCTAAAGACTATCTAAATGTGAAAAATACATTGATAGAATTGAATGACAGAATTAATGCTTTAACGCTTAATACTGATTAATGGAGAGTGCATTTAGTACTCTCTTTTCTTTTGCTTATTTTTAGAATTTTCAGACAAAGAGAGGTGATACCGTGAAAGACAAATTAAATGCAAGACAGAGGAAGTTTGCGGAATATTATGCGCAGAGCGGTAACACCGTTCAGAGTGCGATACAGGCAGGATATTCCGAGAATTACGCAAATGCCAATGCCTGCAAATTGTTAGAGAATGTGAGAGTTGCAGAGTACATCAAACAGCTGTCTGACAGGCTCAAAGATGAGCGCATTATGAGTGCAAAGGACAGACAGGTTGCTTTGTCCGACATTGCAAGGAATGACGGGCAGGACACCTCCGACAGAATCAGGGCGATTGACACGCTCAACAAGATGACGGGTGAATACACCGTTAAGGTTGATGCGAAAGTTGAGCAGTCCGAAAAGCTATCCGATGTGTTCAGACAGTTGGGCGGTGAGGGGCTGAGTGAGTAACAAATTTCCGCTGTCACAAAAGTATATCGACTTTATCAACACAACAAATGTGTCGGCTGAATTTCTTGAAGGCACTACAGCCTCAGGAAAAACAACAGTCGGAGCAGGTGTTAAGTTTATGCGAATGGTGTCGCAGTCGCCGAAGAAGCTTCACACAATTGCCGCCAAAACTACGGGCAAGGCTGAGGAAACTATTATTCAGCAGGATAACGGTATTCTCGACCTGCACCGTAACGCAGTTTACTGTGGCAATGGCGACAAGGACTACAAGCTGCCGCATATCAAGTTTGAGGGCAAAATCATCTATATTCTCGGTTACAGCAGTCGGGATAAGTGGGAAATGGTTCTCGGTGCGCAGTTTGGGTGCGTTTATATTGACGAAATCAACACCGCCGATATCGAGTTTATCCGAGAGATGTCAACCCGTAATGACTATATGCTTGCAACGCTGAATCCCGACGATCCGAGCCTGCCTGTGTATAAGGAGTTTGTCAACCGCTCCCGTCCTTTTAAAAAATATGAAAATGATGTTCCTCCCGAGATTACGGCGGAGCTTACAGAAGAACCTGTACCGAATTGGCGGTATTGGTTCTTTTCTTTTGCAGATAATTTAAGCCTTACACCCGAACAGGTTGAAAAGAAAAAAGCCTCTGCTCCAAAAGGAACAAAGCTTTATAAGAATAAAATTTTAGGATTGCGAGGCAGGGTAATAGATCTTGTGTTCTCAAACTTTAAGAGAGCAAGGCACATAAAAACAAAAGAATGGGCAAGGCGATTTTTGCACTATAACCGCAAGTTGGAACACTTTGTTCAGTTCACGGCTGGACTTGATACCGCCTATTCGCAGAAGTCGCCTGATACTATCGCAATGACTTTTTTGGAATCACAAACAGGGGCAAGTGTATTCAGCTTGACGAGAGGGTATATAACAATGCCGACCTTAAAACGCCCGTTGCGCCGAGTGATACGGTACGAAATTTCATTGATTTTCTTGACCGCAACCGAGAGGAGTGGGGCTTTGCGAGGACTGCTTTTATTGATAATGCGGATCAGGCGACAATCACCGAGTTCAAGAAGTATAAGCAACAACACGGCTGCATTTATGGCTTCGCAAATGCCTGGAAGAAAACCAAGATTATCGACAGAATTAACCTCGTTCTCGGCTGGCTTGCTACTGACTGTTATTTTGTTCTTGAGCATTGCAAAAACACGATTGCAGAGTTTGAAATTTACAGCTGGCGAGAAGATAAAGACAATACTCCCGAGGACGGCCACGACCATTGCATTAACAGCGGTCAATACGCTTGGCTGCCTTTTAAAAATATTATTGGAAGTGAAATAAATGGGGCTGATAAACAGAATGGCTGATACTATAAGAACAGGATTAAGAAATTTTTTACATATCACCAAAGCACCCGACAGGACGATAACCATTGACGAAACGAGCAATCATCAAACCGAATGCTTTATTAATCGCATTTGGTACAACGGTAACGGCAAACAGCTCTCGCAGCTTTACAGACAGCTTGACACTAACAATACACGCTTTTGGTCGGCTCGGTGTACAACAGGACTTGAAATCAGAAAGATACACACAGGCTTGCCGGCACTCATCTGCGAAACGCTTGTGAATATTGTAATTGCCGATTACAACGGCACAGATGTTACAAGCAAAAATTCAACCGCTTATGCAGAGCGTTGGGAAGCTATTGAAAAGCAGAACAAGCTATCCGACACGGTTAAGCAAATGCTCCGTGACCTATGTGTTGTCGGTGACGGTGCTTTTAAGGTCAGCTTTGACACGGCGGTGTCTGATATGCCGATTATCGAATGGTACCCTGCCGAACAGATTGACTTTACATATGTGCGTGGCAGAATCCGAGAGGTTAAGTTTTACACCGATTACACGCAAAAACACCGCCGTTACCGTTTTGAAGAAACATACGGTTACGGCTATATTCACTATGCTTTGTATGATGACAACGGCAAAGAGATTGACCTGCACACGGTTGACGCTCTTTCGTGGATTGATTCAAAGGGCGTTACATTTGACGAATCATATATGTGGGCTGTACCTGTCCTTTACGGCAAATCGTGCCACAAGGGCAGAGGTGCGGGCATTATCGGCATAAAAACAGACGCTTTCGACAGCCTTGATGAAGTGTGGTCACAGTGGATGGACGCACTTAGAGCCTGCCGAACAAAGCAGTATGTGCCTAATTGCCTTGTTCCGAGAGATCCCGAAACCTGTCAGCCGATATCGCCAAATCCGTTTGACAACCGATTTATCACCGTGGGCAACGATATGTCTGAAAACGGCAACGGCAACAGGATTTACACCGAAAGTCCGCAGATTCAGCACGAAAGCTATTTGAGTTCATACATTACTGCCCTCGACCTCTGTTTGCAGGGTGTAATTTCACCAAGCACATTAGGCATTGATACAAAGAAACTCGATAATGCCGAGGCACAGCGAGAGAAAGAAAAGACTACACTCTACACAAGGCAGAACCTTGTGAAAATTACGCAGAACGCACTTCAAAGCCTTGTTGCAGTTGTACTCAATGCAGACAGTGAACTTAACGGCAATGGTATTGTTGAGGGCTTGGAAGTATCCGTAAACTTCGGCGAATATGCAAATCCGAGCTTTGAAAGTCAGGTTGAAACCGTGTCAAAAGCAAGACAGGGCGGTTTGATGTCAGTTGAAACCTCGGTTGATGAGCTTTACGGCGACAGCAAGTCGGAGGATTGGAAAGCCGAAGAGGTGCAGAGAATTAAAGAGGAACTGGGTATTGCAGGCGAGGAAGAAACTTCTCCATTTGATGATGTTGACCTTACCGACACGGGCAATGAATCCGATAAACCCGAAGATATCGCAAATCAGGACGATAACAGCAAATGGGTAAGCAATGAGTGATTACAGCATTAAAGAGGCTTTTGAGAGAATTGAAAACGAGCTTATCGACAGTATGATGCGCAATTTCAGCCGCCACAGAGCAGAGGAAACCAAAGAGGGTTACAACTGGTCACAATGGCAAGCGGAACAGCTCAAAAGTCTTGAAGAATACCGCAGAAAGAATGCGAAGAAGTTCGGCAAGAGGTTTAAGAGCATTAACAGCAAGGTTGAAGAGATGATTCGCACGGCAAAGGCTGACGGCAGTTCAGACCAAGAGGCGGAAATACTCGAAACCGTAAAGAATGGATTTAAACCGCCCGAAAAGCCGTCAAAACACAGCACAGGCGAGTTTTTTAAGGTCAACGAAAGAAAGCTTGACGCACTCGTAAAATCGACTACGGACGATTTAAAACGAGCAGAAACGGCAGTCCTGCGAATGAGCAATGACAAGTACCGCAAGGCGATATACAATGCGCAGGTTGCAATGAATACGGGTGCGGTTACATACGAACAAGCCGTTGACATCGCCTGCAAGGATATGCTCAATGCAGGACTGAATTGTGTGGAGTACAAAAACGGTGCAAGGCATACGCTCTCGGATTATGCGGATATGGCGGTTAAAACAGCCAACAAAAGAGCCTATCTGCGTGGTGAGGGCGAAAAGCGAGCCGAATGGGGAGTATCCCTTGTTGTTGTGAACTCAAGACAGGGCGGTTGCCCCGATTGTGCAAAATATATCGGCAAGGTGTTTATTGACGATGTGTATTCAAACGGCAAGAAGTCTGACGGCAATTATCCTCTGCTGTCAACCGCAATCAAGAACGGTTTGTTTCATCCGAGATGTAAAGACAGCACAAGTACATATTACGAGGAAATAACAACGCTCGAACCTGTCACCCCCGAAGAAGAGGCAGAAATGGACCGTAGAGAACGGCTTGAAGAAAAACAGCAGTACGCAGAACGGCAGGCGCAACGCTTTGACCGCCGTGCCGAATACAGCCTTGATGAGGACAATAAACGAATAGCCCAAACCCGAGCCGATGAGTGGCACGATAGGGCGGATCGGCTTGAAGAAAAGGTTAATAAAGCAGAAAGCAATTCATCTGAAAATGTTGCAAAATCGGGTAAAAGTGGTATAATAAAAGAGAAAAGTAAAAAGCCTATTACTCCGATAACCGATAAAGCTATCAGTTGTATTCCTAAAGTTGATATTGAAGGTTATACAGAAGAGCAGTGTTTGGAAATTCAAAAACAGCACAAGGAGCTTTTGAAATTTTCAAAAGAACAAAATGACAATAAAGAAGTTGCCTTCGTGTTAAAAAATGATGTGTCCAAAATGATTACAGAGCCTATTAAAGGAACTGATGAAAAAATAGATTTTGGATCAGCACTTCAAGGCAAAGATTTATTTGTTATGCACAATCACCCGAGAAACAGCAGTTATTCTTTAAATGATATTATCGAATTTATTAAGAATGATAGTATAAAAACATTTACTATTGTGAAAAACGATGGCAACATTGAAGTATTAACAAAGTTGAAAGGATACGACAGGCTATCACTTTTAACAGAGTTACAACGAATGGAAAAAAAGAGGATAAAAACAGGTTCTGACAGTGAATACAGAAAGGTTATTGATAAATTTTTAAGTAAACATCAAGAAGGAGGTTTATTTGAATGGAAGAAATAAACAAATCTGTTTTAGATGGTTCTAACGAAGAAGCTTCAAAACGTCTTGACGAAATAATTAAAGAACTTGAAAAACAAAGAAACAAAAACTAACCGCTCCGTAAAAAGGGCGGTTTTGTTATATGCAATTCACAAAAACAGCATAAAATTACGAATTGAGCATTTTATAATCGACAGCAATGTTGATTATAGGGTGCTTTTTGCATTTAAACCCGTTGATTTCGACCGGTTTTGAAAGGTGGTGACAAAATGAAAATCAGAGTAACAACAGCATTCAATGATAAACAGAACGGCTATGTAACCCGACCTGTGAATGAAGTATTTGAATGTTCCGAGCAGAGAGCAAAGGAACTCATTGACAGCGGTTTTGCAGAAGAGGTCAAGCCTGACACTCACAAAAAGCCGAGAGCCAAAGCAGAAAAAACAGTTAAAACAGAAAAAGCAGATTAAGCACTTTACGAATATGTAAGGTGCTTTTTTATTGTCCGAAGACAGTAAACTACGGGAGACACCGTGCAAAACTGAAACAGAGAGACACTCTATAAACTGATTACGGGAGACACCCGAAAAACTGAAAGGATATGAAAAAATGGCAGAACCAAATCCAACACCAACCCCCAATGAACCGACACCTGCACCGCAGGGAACACCGCAGGGAAACGCTCCTGTCTTTGATTACGACAAGCTCGCAAGCCTTATTACAGGCAAACAAAGCGTGACAGAGGACACCGTGTTGAAGTCTTATTTTAAGGAGCAGGGATTGTCAGCCGATGAGATGAAAGAGGCTATCGGTGCTTTTAAAAAGCAGAAAGCCAAGAACACTCCCGACTTTGCAAAAATGCAGTCGGAAGTTGAATCTGCAAACAACGCAAAGCTTATGGCAGAAGTCAACCAGTCGGCAACCCTCGAAGCCGTAAAACAGGGCGTTGACATTGCAACAGTTCCGTATGTGCTTAAAATTGCAGACTTTTCAAAGGCTGTGACAGACGGCAAGGTCAATGCGGAAAAGCTGACAGAGGCTGTTAAAAAGGTGCTTGACGATATCCCCGCACTCAAGGGCAAACCTGCCGAGAACGGCACAGGAGTTAAGAAAATCGGCGGTGACGGCAACGGTACATCGGACGGTACAAAACCAAAGGCAAATGTTCCTACCAAAAAATGGAACAGATTTAATATTTAACCAAAGAAAGGATTGAAAAAATCATGGCAAACACAAATAACTATGCCGAGCAGTTCAGCCCTGACCTGCTCGAAATTCTCGTTCAGGGTACACTCACATCACCATTCATCACTTCAAATGTAAAGTGGGTTGGCGCAAGAACTTTCCACTTCACACAGATGAGTACATCAGGCTTTAAGAACCACAATCGCAACGGCGGTTGGAACAAGGGCAAGTATGTTCAGACTGATGTTCCGTTCACTTGCGAGCACGATCGTGATATTGAGTTCCTCGTTGATAAGGCGGATGTTGACGAAACTAACGCAACCGCAAAGGTTGAGAATATTTCAAAGGTGTTTGAGCAGACACAGGTTGCTCCCGAAACGGACGCACTTTTCTTCTCAAAGGTTGCAACAAAGGCTCAGGCAACAGACGGATATCATTCTTCTACAAAGTCTTCGGAGTGGACTAAGGAAAACGCTTATTCAAAGCTCAAAACAATTCTCTCTGCCGGCAAGCTCCGCAGATACAAGGCAAGAGGCACGCTTGTTGCCTATGTGACATCTCACATTATGGACTGCCTTGAACAGTCAACAGAGTTCACTCGTAAGATTGAGCTTACACAGATTGCAGAGGGCGGTATCGGCATTGAAACAAGAGTGACCGAGATTGACGGTTGCCCTATCATCGAGGTTATTGACGATGAGCGTTTCTACGATAACTTCAACTTTAACCCCGATGACGGCGGTTTTGAGCCTGCAACAGGCGCTCACAAAATCAATGTTCTTGTTGCTTGCGGTGAAACCTGCAAGACTGTTCCGAAGATTTCAAGCATTTACTTCTTTGCTCCCGGCTCACACACAGAGGGTGACGGCTGGCTCTATCAGAACCGTTCACTTTCCGACACATTCGTATTCCCGAACGGCAAGGACGGCAAAATCGACAGCATTTATGCCGATGTTGACACAACGGCGGTTGCGTAATGTATGCCGATTACATTGAACATCAGGGCGGAGATGAAAACAGTATTATCTCTGCCGAACACATTGATGTTCTGACTTTTAACCGCATTGATTTTGAAAAACTTTCGGAAATGCAGAAGAGAATCATCAGCAGAGTGCATAGCAGACTTACTGCTTTTGAAGAAGAAAATGCCGATATGATTTCTTCCTATCTGAAAAGCTATTCAATCAACGGCACATCAATGGAATTTGGCGCAAGCTGGAACTTAATGTGTATCAGCGGAGTGGCAATTCCTGCCGACCTCTATGCGTTGCTAAAATCAACAGGACTTTGTTATCCTGCAATCTGAAAGGTGCGTGAAAACCGTGAAATTTCCGTCACTTGTAAAAAAGCAGTTCTGCAAAACTCCTGTCGAGGTCACAATCTACGGTGAGGGAATAACCGAGGACGGCTCTCCTGTTATCGCATTTGAGTGCAAAAACCTGTATCCTTCCGAAAATCTTTATCCGTCAAATATATTATGCGGAGGCAACGCTGTGTGCAATGTGCAGTCAAAGGCAAAGACGGTCTATACCAAAGAGCAGAAAATTGTTCAGGTGTCGGCTGTCTTGCTTTTTGACGGCGACATTGTTCCCGACAGCCCCACTTTAAGCGGTGGCTTTGTAATCCTTGACGGCGTAAAACGAAACATCGTACAGGGTACAAAACACCGCAACCCCGACGGCAAAGTTAATTTTACGGAATTGGATGTGATTTAATGGGATTTTCAGTATCATCAAAAATCAAACTCAATATGCCTGTTGTAAAACAGCTTGATAAGGCAAAGCAACAGGCTCTTGAACAGACAGGTGATGCACTCCTTACTCAGGTTAAGAACACGCAGGTAATGCCGTTTGACACAGGCAATCTTCAAAACGAAAATACCTTTGTTGATTATGCTCAGAGCCGGAACGGCGTTGTAAAAATCGTGTCAAGTACTCCGTATGCAAGGCGGTTGTATTTTCATCCCGAGTATAATTTCAGCCGTGAGGAAAACATTGCCGCCGGAGGTAAGTGGCTTACACCGTGGCTTGAGGGCGGTACAAGACAGAATTTTTGCAGTAAAGCATTTGTAGGGCTTTTCAGAAAGGAAGCAGGACTGTGATTTATTTATCAGACATCAGAGATTGGTTGAAAAGTATTTCAAATGCCGAGCATTATTACATCGGCAAGCTTGACAACAAGCAGGACAGGTCAATCGGTGTGTATTCATTAAAGCAGTCGGGAACACCCACAAGGGCAATCGGCGGTGAAAGCACCTACGATACAATAAGCGTGTCTTTGCTTATCCATTACACTGACAACGCAAGAGAAACCGAGGAGTTTGCACGCAGGCTTTACGAAACGCTTTACGGCATTAAAAATGTTGAAATTAAGGAACACAAAATCTATATAATCGAACTGCTCACGGAAGAACCCGTTGATGTGGGAACAGATGACAAGGGTGTGTATGAGCAGGTCATTGAAGTTAAATTTTATTACGAAAGGAAGTAATTTTATGGCAAAGGTTGAATCGGGAGTATTCCCGTGCTATGAAAATCAGTTTGCGGTTGGCAAGACAGGAACAGAATCCGCCACGACAAATATTGCTAACTGCGAAGAATTTTCCGTTGCATTTGACAACGGTGTCGAGGAATGGACAGCCTTTGAAAACGAGGGCTGGAAGTCAAGGCTTATGACAGCAAAGTCAATCACAATTTCGGTAAAGGGCAAGCGTACAATCGGTGACGCAGGCAATGACCAGATTGCCGCCCTTGCATTTGAAAACGGCAGAAAGGTAGAAGTTCCGTTTATGTGGACTTTCCCCGACGGCTCAACCGTCCTCTTTAAAAATGCAGTTGTATCCGTTACATCAAACGGTGCAGGCGCAAGTACGGGTGTTGCTCCGCTTGAATTTGAAGTTATGTCAAACGGCAAGCCGGTATATACAGCAGCAGCTTAAAAAACGAAAGGAATGAACGATTATGTCAAAGTTAATTGATATTACAGACAAACTTAATTTTGAGGAAAAGCCGAGTGTCAGAGTTAAAAATGTTGACCTTGCAATCAACAATGACGCAGTTTCAATGCTCAAAGTTGCGGCACTTTTTGAGGACGGCAACGGTAAAAGCAAAGATGTTATCGAAATGTATCATCTTCTTTTTGATGAATCCGAAAGGGAAAAGATTGAAAAGTTAAAGCTGAATATGCACGATTTCAACGCCCTTATCAGCGAATCTGCCAAAATTGCAACAGGCGATTTGACTGACGAGGGGGAAGCTCAGACCCCGGCTACGACCTGATTGATGACTTTGATTTAATCGTGTCGAGCTTTCGCTCGGAGTACGGGGTCAGCATTTATTCAAAGGATTTTGCTAAAATGAGTTGGAATGAGTTCTGCTCACTTCTGCAAGGCTTAGGACCCGAAACACCGCTTGCAAGAACGGTTCAAATTCGTCTTGAAACCGACAAAGAGGTCTTGAAAAACTTTACTTCGTCACAGCATAAAATCCGCAACAAATGGCGGTCAAGGAATGTAAAGCACTATTCAGACGAAGATATGAACACCGTTCTTGCAGAATTTCAAAACTTTTTTGCAAGCTTGTAAAAAACAACCACTCCAAACGGGGTGGCTGTTCTTTTGCAAAATTTTATTAGCGTACATCATAACGGTGTGCGCTGTTTTTATGCCTGTTTTTAAAAAATCTAAAATGAAAGGAAGTGGTGAATATGGCGGCAAAGGCGGGTGAAATTGAGCTTGATGTCAGGCTTACGGGTGATGATATTTCTAAAACATTGCATAAGATTTCCGATTCAATTACAAAAAAGTTTGATTCGGCGTTTTCAAGTCTTTCAAAAGATTTTGAAAATGTAAGCACGGATATGAAACAGTCCTTTTCAAAGGTTGCGGAGGGTGTTTCTCAGAAAACCGAGAAAGAGTTTTCAAACATCAAAGGCAGCGGTGAGCAGTTAAGCAATTCGGTTTCATCCTCGTTTAAGAAAATCGGTACAGTTGTGGTTGCCGCTTTTTCTGTTGCCAAAATCAAGGAGTTCGGTCAGCAGTGCATTGAATCGGCTGCGGAAGTCAATGCGGCAAATTCACAGTTTGAGCAGACATTCGGCACAATGCAGTCACAGGCAGAATCAGCCATTCAGAGCGTTGCCAACCAAAGCGGTATTCTTGAAACCCGATTACAGGGTGTCGGCACAAGCATTTATGCCTTTGCAAAAACTACGGGTATGGACAGTTCAAATGCTTTGGGTATGATGCAGGACGCATTGCAGGTAACAGCCGACAGCGCCGCATATTATGACCGTTCGCTTGAAGATACCGCAGAAAGCCTGAAATCATTTCTCAAAGGTAACTTTGAAAATGATGCCGCACTCGGTTTGTCCTGTACTGAAACCACACGAAATGCGGCGGCTAATAAGCTGTACGGCAAGTCGTTTACGGATTTGTCGGAATCGCAGAAACAGCTCACGCTTTTGCAAATGGTAAAGGACGCTAATCAGCTTTCGGGCGCTATGGGACAGGCAAGCCGTGAAGCAGACGGTTGGGAGAATGTAACGGGCAACCTCAGAGAAAGTTGGAAACAGCTCCTTGCCGTAGTCGGTCAGCCTATTCTTCAGGTGGCAACTCAGGTTGTAAAGCGGTTGAGTTCCGCACTTGCAACTTTAACGGAATATGCCAAAGGTGCGGTTGAATCGCTTTCAAAGGTCTTCGGCTGGGATACAGGCAACAACACCGCAAGCAATATCAAATCTGCGTCCGATTCTGCCAAAAGCCTTACGGATACGGCAGATGACAGTTCAAAGTCACTTGATAATGTTCAGAAAAGTTCCGAAAAAGCAAAGAGAAGTGTAGCGGGCTTTGACAAGCTGAATGTGCTTTCAAGTACCGATAGTTCTTCAAAGTCAGATACATCTTCATCAAAAAGCTCATCGGGCGGACCTGTTGCAAAGAATGTTGTCAAGGACACAAGCAAAAACCTTTCGGGGGCATTCAAAAATCTATACGAAAAGAGCGGATTCAAAGGCTTTGTCGAGAATGTACAGAAAGGTATTAACAAGGTTGATTGGTCAGCTATAGGCAAGAACTGCAAGACCGTTTTTGATAATGCTGTTCCCATAGTTCAAAAGGCATTCGGCACAATGCAAAAGGTCGGTTCTGCAAAACTCGGGGCAATCGGCTCTGCATTCGGAGCGATTGCGACAATCGGCGGAAAGTCGTTTCAGACCATTTCAGGCGGTGTTGCTAAGTGGATTTCAAAAGACAGGGAAAAGATTATCGGCTTTATCGACACCATAGGTAACAATCTTACAAACGGCTATAACAACCTTTCAACATTTTTTGATAATTTCGGTACACTTGCAGGTAATGCAATTGACAATGTTCGCCCTCAAATGGAAGAATCAATTTCCAATCTTTTAAGCGGTCTTACAACCTTTGCGGGTTCAGTCGGCGAAGTTGTTTCGAGTGCGTTTTCAATCGCAACCGAAAGCCTTGTTGAATGGATTGAAAATGACGGTGCAACAATCACTGAATTTCTCGAAAATTTACAATTGCAGTTCGCAGATGTGTTTAACTTTATCGGTCAAATTTTCGGAGATATCGGAACAATTATCAGTAATTGGTGGAACGGCAACGGACAGCAGATTTTTCAGAATATCTGCAATATGTTTACCAATATCGGCACAACCCTGATGAATGTTTACAATCAATGGATTAAGCCTGCGTGGAATTTTATCGTAGCGATTGTAAAATCAGCGTGGGAAAATTGGCTGAAGCCTGTTTTTGAGGGTGCAATAAACTTCTTCGGCAAGGTTGCAGACTGTGTTTCAACCGTGTGGAATAACTTCCTGTCACCGTTTGTAAACTGGCTTGTCAGTTTTTGGGGACCTATATTTCAGAATGTTTTCAATGCCGTAAAAAGGGTGTTTGATAATGTGTTTACATTTATCGGTGGGTTGGTTACCTCTATACAGAAAACATTCGGCGGTCTAATTGACTTCATTACAGGTGTTTTCTCGGGCGATTGGAACAAAGCATGGCAGGGTATCTACGACTTCTTCAAAGGCATTTGGGACGGCATTTGTGCCGTGTTTAGATTTATTGTAAATGCTATCATTGACGGTATTAACGGCTTGTGGACGGGTATTTATAACTTTGTTTCCGGTGTTATCAATGCAATCGGCGGAATTGCAGGGGCAATTGGTTCTGTCATCGGGCAGGATTGGAGCTTTTCAATGCCTGAAAATCCGCCTCTCATTCCGAGATTTGAAGAACCCACAGAATCACCTGCACGAAAATTTGCAAAAGGCGGTATTGTTAAAGCTCCGACACTTGCTGTTGTCGGCGATAACGCAGGCGCTAACAGCGGTAACCCTGAGGTTATTTCTCCGCTCAACAAGTTGCAGGGTATGCTCGACAATTCGGGCGGTCAGGATACAGTGATTCTCACACAAATTCTTGACCTGCTTAAACGCATTTATGAAATGTTCATTATCTTTCGCAATAACGGCGGCAACACTTATTCGTTTACTGCCGAGCTTGAGGGTTCAACGCTTTTTGAAGAAATGATAAGACAGGATGAGCTTTACAGACGCAGACACAACGGTAAATCCGCATTCGCATAAAGGGGGGGATGATATGTCAAATTATAACGGCTATTTGCTTAAATTCGGCAACAACATAATGCCGAATAAGTACATTACCGCATTTTCATCAACTCCGAATCAGCGACTTGAAACTTCTGCGGAACGAGATCAGAACGGTACGCTTCAAAGGGCAACGCTACCAAATTACAAAACAAAAATTTCGTTTTCAACTCACATTCTTCATCTCGACGAAAAGATTGATTTTCAGTCGATTATCAACCTCTCAATGGCGAATAAGTTACAGAGAAAGTGCAGGGTAACTTATTGGAACGATGAAACGAACAGCTATTACACCTCTTATTTTTATATTCCCGATATTGAGTATACCGTAATGAATGCCGAAAAGAATGATATAACCTATCAGCCGATTACTGTTGAGCTGATTGAGTATTAAGGGGTGATTCTTAAAAATGCTTTTATCTAAAGAAATTGCTGATAAGCTGAAAACAAACACACTTTACAACACCGTTGCCCTGCATTCCCCAGACGGCAGTTTTGAGGATATAACAGGTGAAAGTATCGTGCTTGACAGCTTTTCGCTTGAAAATGAAATCGTTGAAAAAGAATTGAAATTCGGCGGTTGCATAGCCTCTGAAATGAGCGTAAAACTCATTGATTACGATTGCTCGGCTTTGATAGGAAAGACGGTACAGGTCATCATCACGGCAACATATCTTGAATCGGAGTTGTATCCGTCAGATGATTTGTACCCGTCAAATACTCTTATTTGTCCTGCCGAAACAGGAACGGTTGAATGTCCTGTTTTCTACGGTAAAATTCAGTCGGCTCAAAGAGATAAAAAACAGCGTAACATCGTCAAAATCACAGCCTATGACGCTTTTTATGATATGTCAAAGGTGGATATGTCTTTGTGGTTTGGAGGCAAAGAGAACTATGGTTATGCGCACTATCAAAAAGACGATAATTTTAAGAGCTTTTATTCAATAATCGCAGAATTTGCCAAAGATTATGCAATTACAGGGGTTTCACCGCCGAGCTTATCTATCTTTAGTGTACCGCTGAAATTTGATGATACCTGCGTAGAAAAGGTTATAAAGGACATTACCTTGTCAGATTTAATCCAAGCTTATGCAGAATTAACTTTGAGCTTTGCCGTTATAGATGCCGACGGAAAAATGCGTTTTAAAAGGCTGTATTCTCAATCTTCCGTTGAAACAATCGATTCGTACAAAGATTTATCCTTTGAGGATTACGAACTTGAACCTATCCGTATGTACAGCACTAAGTTTGCTGATAAAAAAGCATATCTGTATGGCAACAGTAACGATTTTTCGTGGTATGTTTCCGATAACATTTTGATGAGGTGCAGAACAACAGCAAGTGATATCGGTACAAAATATAATTCTGTTAATTTTTTTGGTGATGTATATAAATACCGCCCGACAAAAATTAAGCTGTTTTCGTATTGGTGGCTTGAGGCAGGCGATAAGTACACAATTAAAACTCCGTTCGAAGATTTGCCGACAATTGAAACATTTGCGTTCAATAAGAAAATGGACGGATTTATAACTGCCCTCACATCAAAGGGCGAAAAACGATTAGGAAAGGAAGTAAAAGAAAATGAACAAATACAATAAAATTGTCTTTGTGAACGGCTCTGCTCCTGCTCTTAATGCCGACAACCTCAACCATATGGATGAGGGGATTGAACGGGCAACAGACGGAGCAATTGCACTTGAAACCGAAATAGCCACGGCAAGAGGTGATTCAGCCGACCTGAACACACGCTTCACCGCTGATGAAGCGAGCATTGAAGCCGTGAAGTCTGAAATAGCCACGGCAAGAGGCGGTCAAAATTCACTCGGAGCAAGGCTTGATACTGTTGACACAAATCTTACAAAAAAAGCAGATAAAACCAGCACTCTTGCAGGCTACGGAATTACCGACGGCGAAAATATCGGGAATAAGGTTACGGATAAAAGAAAAATCACTGACGAGGACGCTAATTATCCGTCAATTGGCTATTTGCATGATTATTATTATGATTGCGACGAGGTTGACGGCGCTTTGTCGGGCAAGCTCGACAACACCGCAGGCTCTGTAACAACCGACAACATTGCAAGCAAGGCGGTTACGACGGAAAAGCTTGCTGAAGATGTAACAAATCAGTTAAGTAAGTTAAAGGATGATATAGGCGATAGAAATATTACATTAGATTTCAACTATGATGGTTATATTGATAAAAAAGGCAAATTAAATACACTCGTAGCATTCAAAACAACAGACTTTATTGCAATTTCAAGCCGTGTTATTGTAAAAGGTGAATTTAGAGACCTTAATAGTCCACTCTATTATATTAATTGCTATGACTCTAATAAAAATTATCTTGGTGGTACTATTAATGCTATAAGTAGTGGAAATAAGATTGTAAATGTTAATGGTGTTGTTACATTAATTGATGGGACTTGCTTTATTAGAGTAACAAATTCTCCTAAATCTATAAGTATGGTTAAAATAGAGTATTCACTAAGTGATACTGGCGATTTATCTTCGGTTAATCAGAAAATAGAAGAATCGAAAACAAACAACAGTATATATAGTAATATAATAAATGACGGATTAGGTTTTTCAGTTTTTTCTAAATTTGCAAGTGTGGGAGATAGCTTATCTGTGGGCTATAATACAGAAAAAGATGGAACTCCAATTTCAGAAGATTTAAAACATTCATGGGGGGCTTATATAGAAAAACGATGCGGTACAAAATCTTTTTGGACTGGCAAGTCAGGAAAAACTTGTAAAACATGGCTAAATACAACAAGTGAAACTTGGGGTTTAAATTACTGCAAAAGCATTGGTACTATGCCATTATATGTAATTTGCATGGGTGCTAATGAATCTAGCATTAATATAGGTACAACAGACGATATAGATACAGATAATGACACGTTATATGGCTATGTAAGCAAAGTAATTAATGAACTCCGAAACATATCACCCAAATCTTACATTGTGTGTACTGGAGTTTCAAGAGAACAAAACTCGCCTAGTATTAATAATGTTTATAAAGCCATATGTGAATTAAAAGAAAAATGCTATTATTTAGATTGTTTTAAAGAATTTAACAGTGAACCATTTACATCATATTTTTTTAATTGGCATTATTCGGCTAATGGTTACTCAGCTATGGCGAATTTATTTGACTATAAACTAAAAGAAGTAATGGCAAAAAATGTTGAAGATTTTAAGTATGTAAATGAAGCAGATAATTAACTAAATAAGACTTTTTAAAACAGCTCACCTGTTGATGAGCAGTCAGAAGTTGGAACTCATACCGATTTAAAAAAATATCGAAAGGATGATAACAATGAAAGAAAACATTTTACAGGCATTATTTGCCACAGTATGCGGTGCTATTGTCGCATATCTTAACATCTTGCTTGTGCCGTTTGCGGTGATGATTGAGGTAATGATTATCGACTACATCACTGGAATGGCACAGGCATACATAAGCCACACGCTGAACAGCCGTGTCGGTGTAACAGGCATTATCAAAAAAGTAGGCTATATCGTAGCCGTAGCAGTCGGAATTGTTGCAGATTATCTCATCAGCTCGGCACTTGTCAACTGCGGAATCGACCTGCGGATTAACTACTGCATCGGCATGATTGTTACGATTTGGTTTATCATCAATGAGTTGATTTCAATTTTAGAAAATCTCTCGGAAATTGGTATTCCATTGCCAAAATTTTTGGTATCAATCGTTAAAAGGCTGAAAACCACAGTCGAAGTAAAAACAGACGAAAGCGAGGAATAATATTATGTCAACAAAAAGAATCTATCTCAGTCCGTCGAATCAGAACAGAAACACCTATGCAACGGGCGGTACAAATGAAATGGCTCAGTGCGACAAAATCGCCGCCGCAACAGCCAAAGCTCTCAAGCGCTGCGGTTTTGAGGTTATGGTCGCAAAGTCGGGAACGCTTATGCAGACACGCTGTCCCGAATCGGACAAGTTCGGTGCAGACATTCATATGCCGATTCACACCAACGCTTTTAACGGCAAATACACAGGCGGTACAAGAGTTTTCTGCCTGAACTCAAACGGCAGAAAGGCTGCCGAATCGGTGAAAAACGCCCTCGGAGCAATCTCGCCCGGCAAGGATGATTCGGTCAGTTACAAAACCGACCTTTACGAAATCAATGTGCCGAGGGCATTGACCGTGTATGTTGAGTGTGAATTTCATGACACCGTGACAGGCTCGAACTGGATCAGGAACAACACAAACGCTATCGCTGAGGCAATCTGCAAGGGTATGTGTAACTACTTCGGCTATAAATATAAGTCGGCAAGCTCATCAGGCACAACAAAGCCTGCACAGACTGCAAAGCCGACAACATCAAAGCCATCAAAAGCGTTTAAGCCGTACATTGTCAGGATTACCGCAAATGACGGTGTGAATATCCGTAAAGGTGCAGGCACGAACTATCCCGTGTGCGGCTCAATTGCAAAAGGCGGAGCGTACACGATAGTCGAAGAAAAGTCGGGTGCAGGTGCAGCCAAGTGGGGCAAACTCAAAAGCGGTGCCGGCTGGATTGCCCTCGACTACACAGCGAAAATTAAATAATTTTTTAAAACACAACACATAATTGCAAGCAAATTCCCCTCACACTGTCATTGAAGATAGGTGAGGGGAATTTGTTATATTTGACTACCGAACAAATGTTTGATATAATATTATATGGGGAGTATTTTCTACTGGCGATGCATAAAATAATTAGTGAAATTGGATAAAACAAAAAATTAAAAGTGTATAAGGTGATGAAATTATGAAAATGTTAATCGAAATATTGAAAAATAACAGCGAAAAATGCTATAATAACCATTACAATTATTTAAATGTACAAACTTTTAATCATTTAGAGGTAAATAGAATGGATGTAAAGGATTTAGCAATTGGTATAATTTCTTATTATAATAATAACAATTTGAGAATTTCCAATTTGAAATTACAAAAAATTTTATATTATGTTCAGGGCTATGTTCTAAAAGAAACCAATCACCCAGCTTTTAATGCGGAAATTTATAATTGGCAGTATGGACCAGTGGTTGAAGAGGTATATTTTGAGTACAATCAATTTTGTGGTGATGATATTGTCTTAAAAGAAGATGATAGAAAAGATGATTTTTTTAGAAAAGAAAATGAGATCAATAAAGTTATAATAAAGGTACTGAATGGTTGTGAAAATAAAACTGCATTTGAGTTAGTAGAAATGACACATAAGGAAGATCCATGGAAAAACACACATCAAAATGAATTGATAAAAATAGATGTAATAAATAAATATTTCTCAAATAAAGATCCGTTACAAATAGAGAAAGAGGCATAAGTGTGGAACTGGATGATATATTTGAAAAATTAGAAAAAAGACCAATTGAACAAAACACAAACAAGGTTTATAAAGAGGAAATATATAATTATTTCTGTGAACTTTACGCAAATGAGGACTATAGACATTCTTATTTCGAAATTTCTAAGCACATTGAATCTTTAGGTTATGATGTAAGTGATGCGCTTGAGCACAGTGTACGAAATATGTTGGAATATTCAGCTGATATTAATGAACATTCTGATGTAACTAAAAAGATTTCTAAACTATCAGACCATGTTAGCCTTGAACTACTTAGATTATCGCGTATGCGACAAATATCGTATTTAAGTGATAAGATACACAAGGAAATGAATGAGACAAATAAAGTGGTAGTAAGTAAACGTAATGAAATGGACGAAATTGACAAGAAAGTCAATAATATTCATGCTGAAGTTATCACGATACTAGGTATTTTTGCTGGTTTAGTTATTGGTTTTTCTATAGACTTTCAACTATTAGCTCAAAGCTTTTCTAATATGGACAAGGTTTCGTTTTTTAAAGAAATCGCATTTGTGTCAATAATTGGTATTATACTGTTTGATAGTATATTTCTATTGTTGTTTGCGGTATCGAGAATATCTCAGCGTAGCTTGGCAATTAACTGTAAGCATAAAGATTGTCATAACTGTGATAGGTCTAACAAATGTAAAAATTCATTTAAACAGCTAGTCCATAAGTATCCATATGTATTTGTATATAATTTAATATTGTCAATTGTTTTTATTGTATGTGCAATATTGCAGAAATTTGTAATGAAATAATATTTTAATTAAACTCTCTTTTCTTAGTTTATAGGTGAAGAGGGTTTTATTTATATCTTTTATTATTTTGCATAGTACTGCATTCTCTAAAAATCAGAAAGTGACGATTATATCTGACTTTTTCTGCCTTGCATTTGCAATGCATTTTCTCTGTTTTTGCTTGTATTTTGATGTATTTAAAGGCACAAAGCATAAAAAATAACCGCACTAAAAAGCTCAAAAACGGCTTTCTAATGCGGTTTTTCTTTGGCGTGCCAAAAGGGATTCGAACCCCCGACCTTTCGCTTAGGAGGCGAACGCTCTATCCAACTGAGCTATTGGCACATAACATAACTATTGTATATGATGGCTTGCGATTTGTCAAGAAATTGGGAAATTTTCTTATTTTACTGAATATTCAAAAAAATTAAAAATAAGTGTTGACAAATGGAGAAACTTGTGTTAGAATAAATCTTGCTGAAATGCTGAAAGGCAAGATGAGCATACGGAGAGGTGTCCGAGTGGTTTAAGGAGCTAGTCTTGAAAACTAGTGATCCCGCGAGGGACCAAGGGTTCGAATCCCTTCCTCTCCGCCATTTTATTTTATAGTGAATTTAAACTTCACACGGAGGATTACTCAAGTGGTGAAGAGGCTCCCCTGCTAAGGGAGTAGGTCGCTAACGCGGCGCGAGGGTTCAAATCCCTTGTCCTCCGCCAAGAAAAAAGCACTTGCGAAAGCAAGTGCTTTTTTCAGCTAAATTCACTCAAGCGTGAGCTAAATTTGCTACGCAAGCTAAATTATCCTGCGGATAGCTAAATTGTCCTGACGGACAGCAAAAGTGAATTTAATTTAGCTGTAAACCGAAAGGTTTGCAATTTAGCAACAGAGCGACAGCGAAGTTATTTAGCTTTGCGACCTGTCGCAAAATTTAGCTGAAAGAAAATCATTTGAATCGCAAATTAATGTCTGTATAGTAGGATTACCCCGATTGACACCAAACTTAATAACTGATAATATAAGGCTGTGAGAATATTTGTATTCTTGCAGCATATTTTTTTATCAAAAGGAGGATGGATTA